CAGGTGGTGGTGGTGGTGCAGTAAATGCAAATGATGCATCTAGAACTGGTGGAGCAGGAAACGCAGGTTCATACTCTCCAGTAGAAGGTTATGCTGGTGGTAATGGTCAAGGCGAAAACCAATTTGCTGGAGGTGGTGGAGGCGGAGCAAGTGAACAAGGCGGTACTACTTACGGAACTCACCACGGAGGAAATGGAGGAGAGGGACAGTCTAATTCTATTTCTGGAAGTTCTCAAGTATATGGTTCAGGTGGAGGCGGAGGCGGAGGATATTCTGGAGGCTCTAATCCAGGTGGTACGGGTGGAACAAACGCTGGTAATGGTGGAGATAGGCAACCACCTTATGCAAGTGGTATACCAACTGCAGGAAGTGCTAATTTTGGTGGAGGCGGAGGAGGTGCTTCTTCAGCAGGAGTTGCAAATGGTGCATCTGGTGGTTCTGGAATTGTTATTCTTAAATATTCAGACTCTAAAACAATTACTATTGGCGCAGGGTTAACTGGTTCAACTACTGGTCCTTCAGGTGGATTTAAAGTAACCACAATAACACAAGGTACTGGAAATGTAAGTTGGTCATAATCAATAACAAACATAATAAATAAACCCCCAAAAGATTTCTCTAATGGGGGTATTTTTATTTAATTTTAGGACTTACAAGGATACTTGTTGTACCATTCGTGGTACCGTGGTCCGTTCACAGAACTCCATGCTGACCAATCTTTTCCACCCTTAGTCATGTGAAATGTTATTTTTGAATTAGTAACTGGGTTAAATAACTCAACGTTAGAATCAAGGTCAAACTTTTCTCTACGATCAGGACCCAGTTCTCCCATCATATTGATTTGAAACACTCCATAAGAACTGTCTCCAGTTTCTGAGTTACCATTAAAGGCAAAAGGTCTTCCATTAGATTCAGCCTTAGCAATTGCACAGGCTGTTCTTAATGAGTTACCCTTAAACCCTATAGCACCCAATAAATCAACTAATTGAAAATCAGTTAATTTATGAGCATTTTCATATTTTTCTAATGTTTTCTCCTTAGAAACCAGAAAAGCCCCAACGGGGGCTGGAGCGATTTCAACGGAGGGTTTAGTCAATAAATTATTATCTAAAGCATTAGCAGCATTGCTAAAAGGTGCAACCAAACCAACAATAGACAGTAACCCCAACCAAACTTTTTGCTCAATGTTTCTCATTCGTGTTACCTCCTTAGAAACAAAAACTACCTTTCGGTAGTGTATTAATTATAACACGATTTAAGGCTTTTGGTCAAGTTTATTGATACCGTCGCATATTTTATTAAAAATATATTATGATCAAGTGGTATAATGAGAAGATTATGGCAACTGGTGCAACCGCAAATTATGATCTTCCTTATCCGCTATCTAGCGATCCAGTAAATATTCATGAAGATTTACAAGATTTAGCAGAGCAGATAGAACTTATTTTACCTAATCTTGTTAATCATACAATAGAGGTAAAAAATATAAGTGGTGCAACAATTGCAAAAGCAACGCCAGTTTATATAACTGGATTTTCAACAAAACCAACAATTGAAAAATGTGATTCTACAAACCTTGCTACATTCCCAGTACTAGGTTTAACAGAATCAGCAATTGGAAATAATTCAGATGGTGTTGTTACCGTTTCTGGAGTAATTCTTGATGCAAATACAAATTCTTATACCGCTGGAAATATTCTTTATGTAGCAGATGGTGGAGGATTAACAGCAACACAACCAGCAACTGGTTCTGGAGCAGTAGCAATAGTAGGAAAGGCTAATGCATCAACTGGAATATTAATTGTTGGTCAGCCAAAAGGCAACGGAACATGGGGATCATTGAAAGCAGGCTTATCATAATGGCAACACTTAGATCGCAACAGCAAAATTCTTATTTAGTTGGTTTAAAACCACCAGAGGTTAGTTGGACGGTAGTTAGAGGAGACACTGCAGCATTTAGAGTTTATGTAACAGATGATAATAAAATTCCATTAGTAATTGAAGATTGGAATATTGCAATGGAAATTAAAAGACCCAACACTGAACCTGGAGAATTTACAGATGATGCAGAATTAATTGTAGAGTTAGCACCAGCACCAGCAGAAGGTGATGATGATGGAGAGTTTACAGTTTCTTTAAATTCAGAGCAATCAGTTTTACTAGAGACTGGTGATATTTTTGATATTGAGTTAAGTGATGAGAGTAGGGTTTGGACGGTAGCCAGAGGAACACTGGTTATCATTGAAGACGTAACAAATAGTGAATCATAATGGCTTCAGCAATAATTATTGATGAAACAACACAAAGAACTAAAAAAGTTGACTCAGTAAATTATCCAATTACTAAGATTATTCCAACAAACCTTGGTATAAAGATTAATGAGGTTTTGCCTTTTAGGGTTAGGTTTACTACAATTGGCATACCTTCAGCATATTCTGGGGTGCCTGGAATTGGTCTTCAAATTATTGGAATTAATAATTATATTCTCTAATAATGTGATATAATTTCAACATGGCAAGAACATCACTCTCAGCAGTTAAAGCACTATTTCAGACTGGCGATAGACCAACCCAGGAAAACTATGAAGATTTAATTGATACCGCTTCTGCTCAAGCAACAGACTTGGGAAGTTACGGCAATAATGAATCAACAATTAACGGTATTGAAAACTCAACCGTATTTGATAACTTTACAGCAAGTGAGTGGAGATCAATGAAATATATGATCTCATTAAAAAAGACTTCTGGAGGCGCAAATAAATATTACGCCACAGAGATGAACATATTAATTGACGGATCAGATATTTCTGTCAGCGAATATGCAACGATAGACAATGATGGGAATATTGGCACCATCTCTGTTTCAAGGGCAGCGGACACAGTTTCACTAACTGTTGTTCCAGTGGTAGGGCAAACCCCAATAACTCTACGCTATATGCGTTTAGGGTTAAAGGCTTAACCAAGGAGATAAAAGATGGCAACCGTCGTAAAAGACTTTAGAGTAAAAGCGGGACTGGTAGTTGAGGGATCAACAGCAACTGTAAACGGTCACGACATATTAACAGAAGCATTAGTAGACGCCAAAGGTGATTTACTAGTTGCTTCAGCAGCAGATACCGTAACTCGCCTCGCAGCGGGTACAAACGGATATATTCTCACTGCAAATTCCTCAGCCACAAACGGAATTGAGTGGGCAGAACCACAAGCAGTTGGCGTGTTTGGGTCAAGCATTGAGTTTGAAGGTTCTTCAGCAGATGATCATGAGACAACACTTCAAGTAGAAAACCCAACAGCAGATAGAACAATTACACTTCCAAATGCAACTGGACAAGTTGTTCTTCGTGATACTACAGATACACTTACAAACAAAACAATTAACTTATCAAGCAATACATTCTCTGGAACTACTGCAGAATTTAATGATGCACTTTCAGATTCTAACTTTGTAACAACTGGAGATACAGGTACAGTTACAAGCACAATGATTGCTGACGGTACAATTGTAAATGCTGATATTGACGCTAACGCAGCAATTGATAAAGCCAAGATTTCTGGAACTGCAATTACTGCAGCAGATACTGCTACAGTAACAAATGCAATGCTTGCAGGTTCAATTGAAAATGATAAATTAACAAACTCATCAATCAGTATTAATGGTACATCAGTTTCACTTGGTGGAACACGTACCATTGGAACTGATGATGTTTCAGAAGGTGCAACCAACAAATACTTTACAGATGAAAGAGCACAAGATGCTATTGGTAACTCTGTAGGAAATGGTCTTGACTATGATGATGAAACAGGAGCAGTTTCTGTAGACCCATCAGAGTTTGCATTAAGCGCTGTTGGAGCACCAACTGGCGATGTTGCAATGGCTACATACAAGATTACAGGTCTTGGAGCACCAACAAATGCAACAGATGCAGCAACTAAAGGATATGTAGATTCAGCAGCACAAGGTATTGACTGGAAAGCATCAGTACGTGCAGCAACAACTGTAGACGTAACACTTGCTTCTGATCTAGAAAATGGAGATACTCTTGACGGAGTAACTCTTGCAACTGGAGATCGTATTCTTGTTAAGAATCAATCAACTGGTTCACA